AAAGTCTTACCCCTCTCCGCTGCAGCAATTTTAAAACTATTAGTTACTTCTTTTCCTTCTGAATCATACCAAATACCTTCACGCTTAGTATAAACATTTCCTTTCTTACTAGTAAATTCTTCTACAGGTACAGTCTCTTTAACTGCAACCTCTTCCTTCTTCAATATTCCAAGAGGGTCATAAGGTTCTGCTACAAAATCCTCGGGTAATTTTCCTGTCTCAGCATAATCTTTATATTCTGCTTTTACTTGCTCTTCACTAAACTTATCATACATTCCACGCTTGTTCGCGTACTCTTCAAAAGACATAGTTTCTCTTGGAGTTATTTCTTTACCTATATCTCGTTCAATTTGTTTCCTTGCTAATTCTGTACCAGTAAGTGGAATAGGTTTTTCTTCTAATCCATATTTAGTCAACTCTACTTTCGGGCCAAACTCAGGATGTTTTGCTGTTTGTGCTTCCCCAAGTTTCTCAAGTGGTTTTGCTGTTATACCCTTTACAGCTTTAGCTGGAGCTGCTTTAGTTTTTCTTATAAATTCCGGAAGTGTAAACATTGCTGCTGCTTCACCCATTGTTCCAAGTATAGGTTCTAAATACGGAATTTTTATTCCTGTCAATCTCTCAATCTCTTGTCCAATTAATCTCCAACCTTCTCCAGACATTTCTATAGGTTTAAAAACATAACTTATTAATTCCATTGCTCTTTTCTCTTCTGGTGTTTTAATAAGTTTTTGTGGTGCACTAAGTATCTCTTCTACTACCGCATTTGCCTTTTGAAAATTTAAATTAACTTTACCTGTTTCAGCATAATCATTTAAGCCAGAATTAACTAGTTCAATTATTCCTGCAATACCTGCTCCAGGATATAATGCCATTGTACCAAGTGTTGCACCACCAACTCTTCCAGCTGCTTTTACATAATCTTTAGCAAATTTACTTACTGTACCTGTAACATCAATATCCGGAGTAAGCTTAGTAGACGGACCAAGACGATTAAATTCAGTAAGTGCATTTTGCTCTTTTTGTTCTTGTATAATACCACGAACAAGATCCTTAGTTCTTTGCCTATCTGCAGTCATTGGTATTTTTGCTGCTGGCATAGACACATGCGTAGGTTCAACTACCTTAGGTTCTTTAGCTAAAATACCAAGAGGATCATAAGACTCTACAGTTGAAGCAGGCAAAGAAGAAGGTGCTACAGCCTCAACCTCAGCCTCATCACTCGGTAAAAGACCTAGAGGATCGTAAGGTTTTATTGTTGGAGTAACTGAAGTAACTGGCTCAGACACAGCATCCGTCTTCAATAAACCTAAAGGATCATAAGGTTTTGTATTTAAAGTTTCTTCCATTAATACATCCCCGCAGCTTTATAAGTCTTCAAAGCTTCCTCAACATTTATGGTTAAGTCAGTCTTTCGTTTCTCCTCTAACATTTCTCTTAAATCCATCTCCGTAAATGCAGGTACTTCTTTAGTAGGAAGTATTGTTGTAGGTTCTTCTGCAGGTTCCTCAGGAGTTACTTTATCTGGAAATAACAGTTTATTCCAAAAACCTCCAGCCTTACCCTCTTCTATCTTACTTATTTTTTCAAGCATTTTCTTTTGTGTTGGATCCATTGCTTTCGGTATACCAGTTATTTGTGCAGCTACTTCTGGAGGCACTGCAACACCTTGTGCATCTACTATACCAGTGGGATTTTTAAATACTGGTCCTTGCTCAGTCATATACATTGCACCAAGAGGCGCTAAATGTTTTTTAAGTTCCCACTCTTCCATCATTTTACCAGCAGGATTTTTAAGCATCCCTTTACCCTTTCTAGTTATATACTTAGTCCTATATCTAGTATACATTCGTTCAAACGCAGAATCTGTAGCAGCTTTTGTCTTACCACCAGGTTGTTTACTAATAACTTTACCTTCTTTATTAAAGAAAGTAACCATTCCTTTATCATCAACTACATGAGTATTAATTTCTTTTGTTATATCTTTACCTCTACCCTTACCAGAACTACCAGGTTGGAGAACTCCATCAGCATAAATAGATACATTACCTTTATTATCTTCAATATATTTATAAGTAGGCTTTGCAGCTACATGACCTTCTTTTTTATAATTACTTACAATTGTAACAGGATCTAATCCAGCCTTTATTCCTGCTTCATAATAAGTTTTCCATTCTGTTGGGGGTTTATTTTCAGCTTCTTTAATCTGCGCAAGAGCTAATCTTCGTTGTAACAACTTATTCGGAGATTCATATTCTCTTTTCATTCTTTCTCCGTAAGCTTCTGCACCCATACCAGCTAAATCTCTACCCAGTCTACCACTCGGTCCAGTTGGATCGATTGCACTTGCAGCCATTCCAGCAGTACGAACAAATTGATCAAGTGGCATCTTACCTACAACAGGCTGTCCCCAATATTCACTAAGAGTATCTTTAGGAATTGCAGGAGCAGTTGGAGCAGCTGCAGTAGTTGGAGCAGCAGATAAAGTATTAAGTATATTCTTTGGAGGAGTTAAATCTTCATCTGCTTTAAATGTAGGAGCCGCACTTTTATTTAATCTGTTAGTACTGTATCCAGGATACTTTTCTTTCTTCTTTTGTAATCTATCATATAAGATATTTGACATAATAACTCTCCTATTCAAATAATACTTGTGCAACACCTACAACAAATCCAACAGCAGCACCAATAGCAGCACCAACTGGTCCACCTATCATATTACCAACAAACGCTCCATTTGCAGTCCAACTAGCAATAAATAAGATTTTAGAGATAGTAGAACGTTTTCTTAAAAAACTAGATTTACCATAACGTATAGTTCCTCTCATACTTCCTAATGCTACACGCTCAAAATCTAAAGCTTCAAAAGGCCATAAAATATTCTTTGCTGCGAAGGTAGTATCAGTCTCTATACCTGTCATTGCAGTCATATAATATAATTTCATTATCTCGGCATAAGAATCTGTAGTACCTTTCTGCCAATTAAGTATTGCATTATTTTTAGCACTGACATTCGGAAGTATCTTAAACTTAGCTTCAGCACTTATTGCTGCTAACTTACTCATTCTCTTACGTTCAATTCCAGCTTTACCTATAACAAAAGAACTACTGATAACAGCATTATTATTTCGCATATCTAACTTAAACTGAGGAATACTATCACGAAGTAAAATATCATCAGTTATATCTGTCGTAGCTCTAACTACCCCATTAACTTCAGTCATTTGAGCTTGCTCATTAAAGGTTGATTCCCATACTGCTTCTATATCTAAACCAGACATAAACTTTCCGAACATATCATACAAGGAAGGGAAGTCAGCAATAGCATAACCCATACCAAGAAAGGCGTCAGTTATATTCTGATCTATATAATCAGTATATGGAGAATTATTAATAATGTCTGTACGAACTCCTGCAACAGTACCCAGTAAATTAGAATGTTTCTCCTCAATATAAGGAGCATATCTAATCATCTTTTCTGTATTCGCAGACTGTCCACCACTACCACTACCCATAATTAATCCTTAATAAGTAAATGCTGCTCCCATACCAAGTATAGCACCAATACCTGCACCCCATCCAGCTCCACCAGCAGCAGCAGCTGTAGTAGATGTAACTCCTCCTACTGTCGATGTAGTTGCTGCTGTTGCCGGAGCAATACTACCTCCAACCATAGCTCCCATAGCAGCACCAGTTAATGCGCCACTAATAACTCTAGAAGCTGTTGATGCTCCAGCTACATCAGTCTTTTCATTTACTGCACCCTGCAACGCACCTAAAGCTGCGCGTTCAAAGTCAAGAACAGTAAAAGGCCATAACAGATTCTTAACTGCCATAGCATAATTAACTTCATCTACATCAGTTTTTACTGAGTAATACAGTTTCATAATCTCAGCATACGTACCAATTACTAATTTATTCCAATTAAGATGTGTTTGCCATCTCTCTTGTGCTACAGGAATAAGACGATACTTTAATTCTGCAGAAAATTTAGAAACTAATTTTGTTTTAGAATCTTCAATAAGTGCTTTACCAACAACATAAGAACTACTCATAACAGCATTAATATCCCGCATACCAACTTGAAGTCTTGGTAAAGAACTCTCTTCTATCTCATCATCAAGTAAAGCACTTTCAGCAACAATTAAAGCATTTACAGCAGGAGATTCTAATGTACTCTCATACATCTGATCCCACAAAGCTTCAATATCCAGCCCTGCCATAAACTTCCCGTACATATCATACAGAGAAGGAAAGCTTGCTATAACATATCCTGTACCAAAGAAAGCATCATCTACTTCAATGTCAGTATAGTCAGAAAACGGGGATTTATCTATTGCTGCTACCCTTTTAGCGTAGACAGTATTTAAAAAATTAGTGTGTCTTGCTTCAATATACGGAGCATACCTAATCATTGTTTGTGTATTTTCTGGAGCACTTCCACCACCCATTTTACTTACCTCCCATCTCATAGATGAAACTTCTAAACTGTTCAGAACAGCCAGATATTTCAGCCATCTGCCATACACGAGAATTTCTTGAAGTAAATGTAATTGCTTTACATTCTTCTTTTACTGCAAGATCATATAAGACTTTAAGGTTTCTATGTAATTCCATATCCTTTATCGGATACATAGAATAGAAACATTGAATGACTAATTCTTTTCTGTTCAACATTTTATTAAGTATGATCTTCGTAATTGCTATACTATGTAAAATTTTCTTTTCGTCAAGCAAAGCAAAACATTGAGCTTTATCACTAAGAAGATCTTGTAACAGCTCATTGAAATAATCAGACATATACTCTGTTGGTACTTCATCAGCTTTAATACAAGCAAATTTTATTGCGTCCCAAAACATAGGAATTTGTACTGACAAAACTCTGTAAATAATATCATCATAAGTATTAGTAGGCATCTGCAACTCCATTCACTTTAATGTAGTCAAGTTCAAAGTATTCATACTCCGCGGTCTTGACTCGAATTCTAAATTCTCTTCCATAAGCAGTAATAAATACTCTACCAATAGAAGATACTGTATACCAAGGAGTCTGTGTAAAACTTCCTGCTTTATTTCTCCGATAGTCTATTGCAGCATAAAGATCATTTGTTAAGTCTACACCAAACTCAAGCGAGAAGATAGTCTTTCCAGCTCTAACTCCTAAGTCATAAATATCAGTACAAATTTCAAACGGGTCAGTGACTATTGTAGATGAAGCAGTAACATACTGTATACCAGATTGGTAATCAATACCAGTGATGTTTGGTGAACATTTGCCAAGACTACCCGTTACAACATCATAAACATAGCCAACTGACCCATCACAAATATATACAAGATTATTAAATTTATCGTAAGTTAGTACTATGTTACTAGTCATTTCTGAAAGATACTCAGAATAATCTAACATCTGCATACCATCAGAAAGTTTCCACAACTTCCCAAAACTATCTACAAAGAAATGTTTAGTCTCATCACCAGTTACAGCATGTTTACCCTTTAAACCTATTCGATAGATAGTATTCAACCCAAATACAGCACCAGCAGGAACAAGCAAGGATATACCATTCTCTCCATAAACTACAACTTTATTATTCAACTTCTTTACAGCATAAACTAAACCCTTCCAGTCAAGTGGTCTTTCACCTGCAACATTACCTTGACCTATAGTGAAATCCAGACTTCCAATTTCAGACCACTTAATCCAATTCTCTTTTACTGAAGAAACAAAGTAGATATAATCATCATTTGGTTTAAGAGTCAGTGTAGCAACAAACAGACCATCTGCTATTATACCACTACCCCATGTTCCAAGCAGAGACAATGTAGCAGCAAAAGCATCTTCGGCTATATTAACACTTATCCAATCACCAAGTAAAGTAGGATAAACAATTAACTTACCACGATCTGGGGTATTAGTAGAATCATTTAAAGTACAGTCAAAAGTAAGATCAAGTGCAGGGTTTCTATCAGCCGGAGTAGTAAGCCCGTACACCCCGCTGCCTACGGCAGTCGCAGAAATGCTTCCATCAGAAATAACAATTCCAATACTAGCATCTACAAGAAGTTGAGATGGAGGTACGGTTACTCTAAACTCTGGTTGCCCAGACACAACTCTATTATCATATAGAATAACAGACATAACATTCCTCTATCTAACTAACTTAAACCTCAACAACGGCATATACGTCAGCAACACCAGTAGAACTTATATTCCATAAGATAAGACTGGAACTTACCGGAATAACAAGACCTTTAGGAAAAGTCCAGATTATTCCTACGCCAACAGTAGCCGGAAGTGAAACTCTTCTAAGGTAGTTAGAAGGAACTGTTGGACCTGTTCCCCATGCAAGAGCTGACCGAACTACACCAGATGCCAGAACATCATTGGGGTCTTCTACCTGAAAGTTAACCGGATTAGTAGGTGTTATTCCTATTGCCTGTGGTCTACCAAGACCAAAAGTAGATGGTATTGCTGCAGCTAAAGTAATACCAATTTCATATACCTTAACCCTGCCAGGAGTTGCGCCAGTCAAAAGTTCCCAACAGCAATTATCAATAGTTACATTCGTCGTTCTTACTCCAAGTGATAATCTCATTTTTATTCTCCTTACGCTAGTGTAACTTTTATATTAGTAACTTTTAAAATCTGCCCATCAACGGCTGTTACATCCCCACCAAAGTCTATGTAATGAATAATAGCATCCGTGTAATCATCACCAGGAGTAACTGTCGAATTATCATAAATGATTGCTCCCGATGCAATAATAGAACCTCCGTTCGCTGTCCACTCAGCATTACTCCAAGACATAACAGCGTTATCAAGAGTCGTACTGACTGTTACTGCAACTCCGGAGAGTATTGCTCCACCAGTCGTATAACCAAGACCATCAGCTACTTCACTTACGGATACATCTGAGTAATCTTGGTGAGTATCCTTGTCATAGGTAAACCCACTCACCATTAACATTATCTTGAAAGTATCAGTAGAAGCAATCTGCCCTTTCAGTAACATTCCTTTAACATAATTTGACAGCGCATTTGACATAATAAACTCCTTATGCGAGTCTTACTTCAATGTTAGAGATTGTCGCAACTCCACCATCTGCTTGAGTCTGCTCTCCACCAAAGTCTATATAGCCAATAATAGGATCTGCTGTAGGAGTTGTAACAGTATCATCAAAGATAATCGCTCCAGGTGATGGTCCAATCGCTCCAGCTGATGCAGTCCATTGAACATTGTCCCAAGTAACTTCACACCTGTCATCTGTATCATCTTCAGTTACTGCCACTCCAGTAAGAACCTTCGTATTCTGCGTGTACCCATTTCCAGTTGCAAGCTCATATGCAGATATATCTGCATAAGCATGATGAGTATCCTTATCGAACACAAATCCTGTATCCATTAGGATAATCTTGAAACTATCGTTAGCAAAGTCAATTACTTTACTTGCGAGTAGAAACTTAAACTTGTTTGATAATGTTGCTGACATTTCAATCCTCCTTTAGTAGATTTTATGTTATACTATTAATCAATAACTAGTCCTATACTATAAACAGTAGAATCAATATTTGGAGTAAAAGTAGCATCTACTGTTCCATCTACATTTAATATAGCTAATCTATTTAATGCTACTCCATCAATATCTGTAAAAGCCCCACCAACTACTAATTTATTGTTAGCCATTTCTACTACAGTTACAGAACTATAGTTTATATTAGGATTAAAATCAGTATCTAGTACCCATTCTGAGCTAAATTTTGCGATATGGTTTCTAGTTACCCCATTAACAGTTGTAAACATACCACTAATTATAAACTCCCCACTATCTAATACAATTATCTCTGACACACCTGCATCTAAATAAAGATTAAAACTCGTATCTAATGTCCCATCTGAAAATAATCTAACGATATAGGTTCGATCTACTCCATTTATGTTCGTAAATCCTCCTCCAAGTATAATGTCTCCATTAGATAGAGTCACAATAGCACTAGCATACGTATTTTCGCCTGCACCTAAAATAGTATTGAAACTCGTATCTATTGCTCCAGTTACTTCAAGTCTAGCAATGTGTTGTTTTGCAACTCCTCCTACTGTATCAAAATTTCCACTAATTATTATCTTATCATCACTTTGAATAGCTACAGTTCTTACAGTCTCATTAGCGTTTGGGTTAAAATCTATATCAACTGTATCATCAAGGTTAAATCTAGCTATAGCATTCCGTGTAATTCCTCCAACAGTCACAAAGCCTCCAACAATTATTAGTTTGCCGTCAGTTTGTAATATTACCTTTTCAACAAAGTTACTAACTATTACATTAAAATCCTCATCTAAACTTCCATCAGAGTTTATTCTAGCTAGTCTATATCGAGAGACTTCATTGACCGTTAGTTTAGTAAACGCCCCGCCAATCCATATTTTTCCATCGTCTCGAATAAGCATATCATAGACATAACTATTTGGATAAGGCAAAAAGCTTTCATCTAGAATTCCTGTATCATCTAACTTAGCCATTCGATAAGTCAATACTGAATTGCAAGTATAAAATCCTCCACCTATAATTATAGATTCAGAAGGAGGAGGAGGAGGAGAAGGAGTCGGTACATAGTCTTTATGCCAGTAACCACAAGGTGTATGAGTAGGAGTTATAGGTTTGTTACCCTGTCCAGCATCTTTCCAAACAGGGTTAGTTATTGTGGCTAACTTATCCCCTTCGTTAGAAATAGTCTTATTCACAACTGGAATAATTTTAAATGGTGCTTGCGCTGTTTTCCAATCTGCCATTACACCCATCCACCTAACTGACTCAAAGTTAAATCAAAAACACTTGCATTAATCGAAAGACCTATACCTGGAACATCTGCATCTGGAGCTCCAATAACTACCTGCCCATTATAATTCAAAATACTATTTGCCGTAGGCAAGTCAGTCGTTACACTATACACTCCAGTAGCTTCATCCCTAACTACAGCAACAGCACCATTACTTAAGTAAACATAATTATAAAAATCTACTGCAGACCAAGTAGAACCCGCAGTAGTTGTTAACTTCAGTACTAATGCTCCGCCTACCCATTCATAGATCTTAGTACCACTACAAACAAGAATTAAATTTACGAACACAAAAAGCTGGGGAAAAGGAAAGGCATCAGTAATATCACCTGTATCCATTCTCGTAAGCTCGTCGATTGCTGCCAGTACACCATCACGCCCGACAGCTCCCTTGGATTCTACAAGGTATTTCGCATCACGAGGAGCTCGTTTTGAAGCTCTAAGTCCTCTTGCGAGTTGATCAGAGGTTATAGTGAAAGTAAATTCAGCCATTAAAGAACTCCATTATTCGTAGAATCAAAATCTTTAAACTCTTTTGGCATAACTTTAGGCTCAGTAGTTATATCTACATCCTGCATAATTACCAACCTTCGCTCAATCTCCGGAACAGCTTTATCTAAGATTTCTTCGTACTCTAACAGTGGATTCTTTCCTTCAATCATCTCCACTACACTTTGAACAACATCCTTCTTTCCTTTAAACTCAGGATGAGCTGTGTAAAACGCTGTATTAATCTTATGTAATGCTGCATGATTTGCCAGTAAATTCCCGATTACCTCGGGGATCATAAGTAACGTCTTTTCTACTGCGGCATTTATAATTTCATTTCTTTCACTTTCAGTAATCATAACATCCTCTCTATCTATAACTATCTGAATTTATTGAGTATCCTGCTCCATAAGGACCACTTGCTGGAACATGCATATAAACTGGTTCAACCTTCAGCGAAGAATTAAGTATAACCATATCATCATAAGAAGACTTTGCTATTGCAGCAACCTCGGTAAATACTGCTCTTCCATACTCAGGAGACAAACGAACAGCTAAATTAAATATCATTGGCTCTTCATAATAACTAGGAAATACTAACGTATCAGTAGTAAGACCGAATGAACCTGTTTCAACAAAGGGTTTAAAACTGTTAAGGTAAAGTACCTCTGCTGCATCAGGTACTGGCCAAAGATAAATGTTAGCTAATGGAAAAGTAGGATGAAAAAATAAAACTGTTGGTCGACCAGTAGTTTCCTTACTAATTATACCTTGATACTTACTCTCCGAGATAATATCTACTGGGTGTGTAATTCCACTACTGTCAAGAATATATGCACCAAGAACTTGGTTAGGTCTGACAGTAGTAATATCCCCACCAGATCCCCAAGTATAAACTGCAGTACCTGATTCAAGTGTAACACTTTCCTTCACAGATGCAAAGACACGATTGCTCAAAGCTCCCCAAGATCGTAACATGCTCTGAAAAGCAGAAAGAGCTTCTGTCTGTCTAACAGTCTCAATAGTTTCTCCGCTACTTAAAGCTCCAATCTTCCGAAGGCTTGCACTTAACAATTCTGACACTAACATTTATCTTACCTCACACATTTACAGAAAGGTCAAATATTGACTATTTACCTTAAAATAATGGTTTGATTTTAGTTTTTGTCTTTGCACTCTTTTTCACAGTATCAACTTTAACAGGCTCTGCTTTAGAAGGCTCAGACCCAGACTCAAACTCAAACTCAGGCTCAGGCTCAAACACTACTTCTTCCTCTTCCTCAACCTCAACCTTTTCATCTCCCTGATAAAGATGTTCATGTCCTGGCAGTAATGCACATTTACCAGGTTGATCAACCCAACCTTCTTCGACAAGTTTATCAAACTTAGATTGATCTCTAACAATTTGTCCCTCCGGATGATCTTTATGAAACATCCAAAGAGGAGCAAAATTATTAAGTATCTGAATTACATCACTTTCAGTATAAACTTTACCAGCTCCTAATAATACATTATTTGCAGCCATTACTTTTCTCCTTCCAAGACCTTCCATGCTTGACCAACAATCAGTGCACCGTAAGCCTTACCAATAAGTTTCTTAAGTAGAGCAACTTCCTCTACTGTCATCTCAACAGGATCTGACTCAGCTTTAATCTTACTTGCCAATTCCCATCGCTTCATCTTTTCTTCTCCAGAGAGATTTTCCTCACCTTTGAATGTAGCAAACAACGCTTCAATAGCTACTCCACGTACTGTTGCAGGCTCATTTTTCATATCAGGAATAATTTCTCCGTCTAACGTAAACAATCCTTTTCCTAAATTTACTACCATTTCTCTTCCTCCTCTTTTGTTGTGGAGGGGAACCGAAGCTCCCCTCCGAATTAATTAACTAGTGACTTAATAAACTGTCCCTAAAGTCATTCGACGCCAATTAGCGTCTGCTATAGTATTAGTAGCTATGCAAGCATACATATAAGTACCGTCTTGAGTTATCTCATTAGCTACTCCTACTGTTCCGTCTACCCCAGCAACCTCTGTACCAAGTGTTGCTGCATCAACAGAAGTATGAGTTCCTGCTTCCTCAAAAACAATCGAATTTCCAGCAACACCTTTAGTCCTTGCAGCAAATAACTGAGTTGTATCTGTATTTGTGGTCGCTATTACTGTTGGATGCATAGCAGCACACTTGTAATCAGTATCAGGAACTCCTTCATGATTAACTGCTGCTTTTAAATTGTCAAGTGCTACAGCAGCAGAAACACCAATCAGAACTTCACCTTCAGTAGGAGTAAGTGATGATTTAAAAGTGTAAACCTTTGTATCAAGAGTTACAGTATCTCCGTCAATTGGGCTTATAGTATCTGATGTCAGCTTTCCAACAGCGGCAACAGCATTAATAGGAGTTTTATTTGTACTAGCCAACGAAGATGTAGCAGTCAATACAGTAAAAGAACCTACAGCTGGAGTAGTAGCTCCAACAGGAGTACTATCTACTCCACCAGTAATAACTGTATTAGGTGTAATAAGGATACTCGGTGTACCAGCTATAGTCAATAATGCAGCAGAATGGGTAAGTGTCATATTCCCATTATTAAAGTTAATCACCGCACCACTTGCGAGGAACAAGTCGCTCCACATAAGTACTGCAGTACCAAGTGCTGCTCCATCAGTGACATTAGGTGTAAAATCATTCTCCACCGTTAATCCACCTGATAAAGCAAGCATACCAGTAATACTTACTGCGCCAGAAAATGTAAGAGGATTCGGAATAGTTGCTTCTTCGGCAGCATTCTCAAATATTCTATCGAGGTACGCCATATTATTTTACCCCCATAGCCTTACTGCTAATTCAGGATAAAGCGTCTTCACTCCGTAGAGTATGTCCAGACGAATTATCTCTTCGTCAGCATCTATATCATACTGTTTGACTACACGAACACTAATTCCAGCTTCCTGATCAGTCTCTCTTGCACCCCAAACATTTGCAGGCATTTCAATAGGAACTGTTACCAGAGCAAAAGCATTAGGATGGAAGATCAGATTCTGCGCATATGCAGTACTTTCAGTACCTAAGAATGTTATAGCTGCATTTACAAGAGGATACGCACTAACAGTAGAGTAGGCATTAGTCGCACCATAAACAATACTCGGTGAAATTTTAATAGTCATCGTAGTATTACTTGTAGCATCCTCCGTAACTGTAAATCTACGAAGTACACCAGTACTTACACCTGACATTGGGTTAACTGCATAGACACCAGCAATAGTAAATACGTCACCTACTTTAACGGTGTTGTTAGTAGCATCCCAACCCTTAGTAACAATTTCACTTGTCGGCGCACTTATCGTAGCATTCATCAATGGAGTTGCACCAGAAGTAAATGCTCCAGTCGTATGTCGAACAACATTCTGATCTGTATACAAATTCAGATTGGCAATCTGCCCAAGAAAACCTTTGGTCATAATACTATCTGCAACTTTTGCTGCAAAGGTTCCTTTCAAGCCATCAGCCAATGCCCAGTTCGCTGCCGGATTCAGAATAGCAACTCGCATATCATCCGGTACTGCTTCATCATCAAGGATCTGCTGACCATCACCAAGAGACTTAAAGGTTGATGGAGTATTTCCAGGTGTACCTGTAGAATTATAAACATCATCATACAAGGCACAAAGATCAGCATCCAATGTATTTGCAAGAGCATTAGTAGCAGGGGAAATATATCTCTTGCTGTATTCGTCAATCGTAAGGGTTAAGTCAACAGAACTAAACGCCCAAGAAACATGCGCCTGTGTTGACATTGTGATAGAGGTTGAAGGCTCGACAATATCTGTATTAACTCTTGCTTGAGCTTTCGTTGCTCTAAATTTATTCGGCGTACGAATAGTAATCGTTCCACCAACCTTAACGAACTCATTCTTATAAGCCGTATGGACGTGCCTAGCCATTGCCAAGTGATTCGTCACCTGCATCAACGTTTCCTTAGCAATAATACTAGGATTTAATAGTGTATTACTGGTTGCCATATCTTGTTACTCCTTTTTAGATTCTCGCCAAACTCTATATTCCTTTGGAGACATATCAGATGGGTCTTTCTCTGTTACACCTGTAGCTTTTACAGGAACTATAGGCTCTGGCGTCTTTGTTATTTTTTTCTTCTTTGGAGTTACAATTACAGTTTTGCCATCAGGAGTTAATACTCCTCCTTCACTCGACGCATTTGGTTTAGGAATGTCTGCTTCTAACTCCACCTCTAACTTCCCAATTTCTCTCGCAACTTTTATTGCTGATAATTCTCCAAACATCGCAGCTTTATCAGGATGCTGACCAAGATGATACAAAATTTCATCAGCTATTTCTGACAGAAGTATTGCTTCAATCATATTCTCTGTAAGTATAAGATTCTTGTCAAAGACAAGAGTATCATAATCCTCATACTTATCACGTCCTCGATTAGCAATACTTTCTATTTCTTCTTCAATGTCATCAATAACTTGTTTATCCTTCGCTTCGTCAGTCTCCGTAGAAACATCAATTTGCTGTACTCTTAATGCTTCTTTAACTTTCCAATCAGTCAATGCCTCAAGATAATCAGACGTATCTTCAAAATCCTCAGCAACAGGTTTCCCTTCTGTTGGAATAGTTCGTTTAAGTTTTCTCAATTCTTCTTCTGCGGCGAGACGTTTTGTTCGCTGGTAGTCTCGATCTCTTTCTGCTGAACGAAACTTTTTAGTAAGTTTTCCAATTCGTTTTTCTATTGGGTCACTATTCTTAGTTTCATTAGGTATTATAACTTTTTCTTCTTCTTTCTTTTCCTCTTTTGTTTCTCCTTCTGCAACAGCTGTAGTTTCAGTTGTTTCTTTCTCTTCTTTTTTCTCTGCTGTTTTATCTTCTTTCTCTCCATCTACAGTAGTTGTTTCTTTTTCTTCTTCCAACTCATCTGTCGCAGTCTTAATAGGTGTAGTAGAATCAACAGACATTAAGTTTGCATTGTCAACTCCATTTATTACACCATCAACTGATATCTCTACTTTCTTTACTTCATCCAATGTCTTTAACATAATGCAAGTCCTCCTAAGACTTGTTGCCTGGAAATTGTCCAGTCAAGTAAATTAAACTACTTAGCTTCCCTCATCTTTCTGTACTCTTGTGGATTCATCTTCTCTACAGGTTTCTTAACCTTCGGTTCACAAGCAACCTGTTCAATCTGCAACTCAACTGTATAACGAGTTTTCTTATCTTTATCTGTGCTTTGTGTTTCAGACATTCTAACTTCTGTAACACTTGCTTCAGCCATAACAATGATTTTATCTCCAACTTTATAATCTTTCAGCGACGGCATTAATTCTACTTGCTCAGTTTCAAATCGAAGTTGAAGTCCATAAGGCCAGCGGTCTTGATTCTCCTGTCTTACTGAAGGATATTCTCCCTTCAATTCTTTCTTTGTCTTCTTCGGAAGTTTCATGTCTATTAATTTCATTTTACTCTCCTCTTCTGAGCCAATTTTATTAAAGCATCTCCACCTTTACCATCAGCAATAACTTTAAGTAAATTCTTTCCAAAATGCGTTTTAACTGAATACTGAGAAACTTTCTCTTTCTCTTTTTCTTTCTTTTTAGTAAAGTTTAGATTATTTTTAACTGCATATAATGAATTATTATTTTTCTCCGGCATTAGCTTCATCCTCATCTTCTTGAGAAATTTCCTCTATCATTGCCTTCAAGGATTCTTTAGACTCCTTAATCATCAACTCATTCTTAATTTTCAACCCTTCAAGTTTCGCTTCCTCTTGTTTAAGTTTAATCTGCATCTCTTCTAATTCCAATTTACCAAGTTCAAGTTTTAATTTCATGTCTGGATCTGGAGGTTCAGGCGGCGCAGATGAGTCAACCAGAGGAGTAGTAGTCGGCTCACCTGCTTCTTTAGCCGCCTTTGCAGCGAGTTGTTCTTTAATTTCCGGAGGAAGGAGAAATTCAAGTCGCTGCGCAAATTCTTCTGCTCCATCCCAATCCATAGCCTTAGCATAAAGATCACCAACAATAGGTGCTGCATCAGGATAATACTGAATAAATTCTTGCATCGACTGTCGTGCCTCAGTTCGCTGTGTAGTAAACGAAGGACCAACAGATACAACAATATCATAAGTTCCAACAGACATATCATTAAAGACTTCTCCGTCTGGTGCTTCTACATTAACTGCTTCAAACTTAAACTTCCCATCATCAAGACCAAGCCTAATAATTCGTTCAGTATCTAATATTCCAGGAGCTATATCAGCAAGTATTCTTCCTGTATGTTCAAGTGACCTGGAAAGATTGTCAATAAAGGAGAAAGTTCCAACATCTCCTTCCTTTTTCCTCTCACGAATTGCAGTACCACTCCGTTCATTACTCTGCATACCAAGTGAAGCTTTCTGCAGTCCAACAGTATCACGAATTTCCTGATCACTATCTCGAAGCTTCTCAGTCATTGCACTTGAAACTTGTGGAGGGGTCTCACGATGTGGCCAACCAGGAGCATCCTTATCTGCGTTCGCTAACAAGTAAGGATAATTTCTTTTATGTGCTTGCTTCCATTGAGCTTCATGACCAGCAATTTGTTTAGGTGTAAGTATATACGGAACCTTTGGTTGCAACGCAACAGTCTCCGTATCACTCGATTGCCAGTAGTTATACATCCGTTGAGGATCTTTGGCATTTCTAATAAGACTACGAATAACTCTTTTACCAGCTACATTAAATTCCTTACCCCATACTGGAATAACAGGAATATACTTCTTTCCAACCCATTCACGACTATCAATAACACTATTACCAGAAAGAAGATACCACATAATTTTATAGCTCTGTACTTTTCTACTTCGAACAAATTGCTCACCTTCTTCTAGTTTATCAACAACTCTATTATCCGCAAGAAGATATATTATCTTTTCAACAGGCTCTTTCACAAAGTACTCAGCTACTCGAACTGTATCTTTAGTTGCCCAACCTTCTACATACTGATCACTTGCAGTATTAAAAGGCATTGGGTCAGTTTTATATTTCTCTTTAAATTCCTCCCTATCCATGTCAGAGATAATAAAACAGTACGGTGCATCAGAACAATCATACTCAATATGCTTACCCCAGAATACTGAAAGAGCATTATCAATTTTCTCAATAAATGCTTCTTGTTCAAAAGCACTATCCGAAGTGTACTTCGTTATTACTCTCCAAGCACCATAACCACAAGCAACAGCATGTTCAAAGCCATGATCAATAGCAATATCTGCTTTAGAAATTTGTTGCACATGCTTAATCCAACCACTAAGAATCGATGCAGTCTTTACATCTGCTTTAGAATCAACTGGAATAACTTTTATTGAAGGTCTATTCATTCGCTGATCGCCTACAACTTGATCAATGAATACAGCCATTTTATTAACAGTAATACACGGCCTACCTTCAATTTCACGTTCTGCTCTTATACCTTCAGGCCATTGCTTACCTTCAACAGCAACAAACTCAAGATCATCCTTAGCTAACTTACGATTATCTCCGTCATCACTAATACACTTTTGAAGACGATCTTTAGCTTCCTTAAGAATTCTCTTTTCTTTCTCTGTTATTTTAGCCATCAGTTTCCTCGATTAATTCCAACAACTTTACCACTGCGAATTGTCTTATGTATCGCCCGAGCTAAACAATCTGCTCGGATTAATTCTGCGTAAGTCTCTGGATTAACAGGATGAAATTCACAAATTGAACCACCTTTAAATGTAACAGTAAGTATATTATCTATATCTCTATAATTAAAATTCTTAACATGCGTATTACTCATTTTAATTTCCCAACCAAGCATTTGAACCAAATGCATCTCTGTAATTCCGCCGAGGTTCTACTTCCTCTTTCTTTGTTGAAAATACTTTTGTTGCTTCATTATGAAAGTATTCAGTCAATCCAAGTGCATCAGCAATATTCGGAGAAGAAATCCCTCGAGCTTTTAAATTTTTCTTAGATTCAATAACATACCCTCCATGCGCATTAAAGGTATATCTAACAGTAGCAAGTTCGCTCGCAAGTTGTTGTCCGAGAGATTCAGTTTCTCCATTTACCTTAACATCGGGGAATGAGTATTTACCAAGCAAACAATTATCTCTAACTCTGCACCACAACTCATCTCGAAGTCTATTAAATCTCGTAATATCACTTGATGCAAGAGCTACATTTACTTGATATAAATTTTTCATCTTATGTTTCTCAAGCCAATCTGCTACTCCTGCTCCAACACCAATTACATCTATCGCACATCCACTTGCATCAAGTTCCTGATACGTTTGATTAATAAATCCACCAAGGTCAATAGTATTGAGCTTTCTAAAAGTCTCCCATGGATCAATTCTTAATCCTTGCCTTGGCATTATAATAGAACTATCATCACCGTATCTTGCTACATCAACGCCCAAATACAACGGCTCATCTTCAGCAACTTCAAACTCCTGTCCAATACATTGCTCAGCAGTCCAGAGTGGAATAAGTGTATTTTCATCTTGTAATGGAGGATTACCTTCTACACGTATCCTAAATATGTTCGAGTCCACTCCATACTTCCGAGCAAAATACAACGGCATTGAAGGATCAACATTTGTAGATTCTCTACTATCCCAATGTAAACAACACCAGTCTTTCTTTATCGCAGAATTAAAATGTGTATCGTAGAAATATCCTGTATTCCTCGTCATATTTCCTATTAAAAGAACTTTATTATCCGGCTGTGTTAATGCACCTTCAAGCGGGATAAAGGTCGGATCTGGTATTCCCGAACTCTCATCCACTATAATAAACAAATGATCCCCATGAAGTCCAGCAAGTGTTTCAGCTTGTTCTTCCTTAGTCGCACGAATGGAAGGACTAATTAATCTCAGCCACCATTCTTTCGGTGCTTCTTTATGCTGTATCGAATCCTTCCTTACAATAAACTCTTCTGCTACAACAGACTGCCTCAACCATTTAGAAATCTCAGCAAGAAAAATATCTCGAAGCTGCCTATTGGTCGGGGCTGTTACAACTACTTTAGCATACGGTCTAGTAACAAGAAACCACAACGCCAGCCATGATGCTCCAGCATCTTTACCCGTCCCATGTCCTGACCTAACTGTAACTCTCTTATTTTTTCCTACACTTTGTAAAAGTTCAATCTGCTGTATCGATGGTTCTATATGCAAAGCTTCTTTTGCAAACTGTAATGGAGAATCTCTCCACGCTTTAAGTTTTTCAATTACAGCTTTGTTTATATTAACTTCTGCCATACGCAAGAACTCCAACGCCGTAGGAACGGCGAGGTTTACCCATTGCACCAGGGATATAATACTGAGACCAAAGAACGTGCAATGGTCAGGTTGCTCCTCAGCAGTGCCTGAAAATTACTCCTTGGTCTCAGCATTTTATTATAAACAGCTTCCATATATAAGTCCGTTCAATGTTGCTCAGTTTATGCCACGGATTAGTACTTTGAGCAATTACTGTATTCCATTTTGTTATCTTCCTGTGACACTTCCTACAGAGCCGAACCGTAACCTCGGGCTTGTACAGTATATGATGCTTGTCAAGCTTAAATGATTTGACTCTACATTTGACACAAGCCTTTGGTCTCCTTTTCTTTTTACGCGCCATCCCAGAAAGGTCAATTAATGACCATATCCCCTAAAACTGCTGATCATCAAGAACAGAAAGGGATGTAGGTAAATTTCCACCTCCATCCCCGTTCTCTACATTCTCTCCATATGTGTCAGAATACTCTGCATCTTCTGTTTCACCATCATCAAAAGGTATTCCCGCCTTCATCGCAGCTTCCTGTTTTTCAATATGGATAAGGTGCGCAACCAAACCTTTAATCTCACTTGGTTTTCCCTCAATATTAAGTTCTTTGTCTTTAAGTATTTTGTACGACATAACGAGATCTCGGAGACTAGCTTCTTCGATCTTCTCCAGTGTGATTGCCTCAAGTACCCTGGCCTGAAGTTCGGTAAGTTGAAGGGATTGAATCGAGCGGTATTGGAGTAACAAGCCTTGCTTCTTCTGTAAGTCCGCAATTCTTGCTCGAAGGGTCGGAGCAGAGATACCAAGCTCTACAGCTATGGCGGGGACTTTCTCTCCACGCATAAGCAAATCCAAAGCCGCCTCTACATCGACTTCTATCTTTGGTCTACCACTACCATTTCCACCCATCAATTTACTCCAGTCCTACTGCACTACAGTTCTTTCCTATTCTGAAGCAACACTCCCCGTTCATTCCGACGAGAAACCTTGTACAAGTCTTTTCATTATCTACTCCCGCCAAGCACTTATACGATACTGTCAGCATCCTAAAGTCTTGTTTCACTACTGCAATACCTTCCACGGGTTTAAATATTTCTTCTAATCTCTCCTGTGTTTGCTGCATCAAGTAATCCTTTATCAAGTGTATACAGGCTACGCCGAATATACCTATTGTGTGTACTACCATAACACAAAAATTAAAGGAAAGCAAGAACTATTTCGTAGTTTGTGAAAATAATTCATACTCTATTCATACTCTATTCAAAGCTTTGCTTTGACTAAGGGGACTTTTTGAATTTTTTACCTTTGGGGAATTTGGAGTGTTTTTTACCCGTGACGCAACTGGTCAAATGGCCCTTACATCCCCCCAGTTTGACATGGTCCCTGACGAAATTGTCGAGCCAACAAAATTGTCGAAATTGCGCAAGGTGTTGTAATCATTAAATAAACG